ATTCATTGCCATTAGCCTACTCCTACGTTAAATTGAGGGTATTGCATAAAATACTTACGCTGTAATATTTCGTCTATTACATCCTCTTGACTTTCTCCTGAATCGTTTATCTGTTTAGCGATCATATGTCCTCTTTCTATATCACCGTTGCCTAGTCCTTTAATAGCGTCTCTAGTCAATACATGTTCGTCTTCGGTTAACATAGCAGGAATATCGTCTATGGCTACTCCGTCATCATTAACTGATCCCCCTTCGTTATAGCCTACAGGAAACTCAGGGTATTGCATTAAATACTTACGACGTTGTTCTTCTAATGCCTCTATTAATTGTTGTTCGGGGCTACTTAATCCGCCCACACCACCTGTGCCTTGATACGCACCCACTTGATATTCAGGTGGAATTCCCGCAGTAGGCATTCTAGCTGGGCGTAAAGGCTGGGTTAAATATTGTTCGGACTGAGGATCCAAGCCTAGTGACCCCTGTGGACCTCCAACAGTTTGGTCTCCTGCTAATTTTTGCATGGCTGCTCCACCCATACCTGTTATAGCTAATTTTTCTAAACCTGAAAGTTTACCCCATGATCCTTTTAAAGTAGGGGTAGCATACATTTGACCACCGTGTGTTGTCGCAAAGGTGGATGGTGCTCCTAGTGCACTGGATCCCATGGCTCCTAAATCTTGAAAAAAGCCTCCAATGCCTGTTGATCCTGTTGCAGCAGCGGGAGTAGACTGCCACCCCCACATTCCGCCTTTACTAACAGGTTGGAAGGCAGCTTTTAATCCACCAATACCTTGACCAGCAGCAGTTCCACCTTGAAGTCCCATACCAGCACCAACACTGCCCAAAGTATAACCACCAGCAAAATCAGTGACCGCATGTTTTAAATCAAGCTTCCCTCTGCGAACTCCTCCACCTACAGTAGAGCCAATGGCTGCTCCCATTGGGCCACCGTAAATGAAACCTACTACAGTGCCTACTATTTGGGCTACTTTTCTAAAAGCCTTTCCTAGTTTCTTAAAGAAACCAAATTCAGCAAACTGAGTATTGGGATTTATCGAGTTAGCAGCATGACCTACAATATACTGGTCAGGGTTAAGGTTATGCTTAGCAAAAGCCTGATTAATAATTCTTTGAACCGAAGGATCTTGAACCACTGGAAGTGGCAACACTTGTTCACCTGCGGTTAAATGACCAATATGGTCATCGCCTCCTCTCCCTAAGGAAGCTAATCCCTGTTCATTCATTGCCATAGTATATACTCGTTTGTTCTTCCTAAGCTACTCATTTCTTCTCTTCACCTTTAAATGATTTACTCGAACCTGACGTTCCTGCATAGAGCCCAAACCATGCGGCACCTGCGCCTACTACTATAGAAATTAAACCAGACTGTTCAAAGCTAGGTTCTGGTAATTCCATAAACCACATCACCGTGTAATACAGTAAAAAGATATAAACAGTTAAGAAAGCTCTAGGGAAGATCCGCCAACTATCTACTGCTTGAGCTAAGAAGATCCATTTCTGATGAGGGTTTTTCATACCCTCGTCTTCAAGTTCTCTTATTCTATCTTTTAAAGTTGACTTTTCTTGAAGTAATTCCATAAACTTATTAAGGTCAATTTCAACCTCGTTGCGATCCATATCTCCGCCAAATCTACCTCTGTCATCACTCATTGTTTTCCCTCGTCTAACAACTCTTGTATCTCTTCTTCAAGCATCATCCACTCCGAAGCTCCATGAGTTACTTCTTGTTGTTGTCTCAGTAAGGCTATGGTTTTCTTTTTAATTTTATTCATCTTCCTCTTCCTTATCGTAGTCTCTGTAAAATCTAATTATCCCTAATATTTCTGTGATGTATCTGGTAATGTCTGCCATGTCCATACTTAAGTTTTCGTACTCTTTACTGGACAATGAATAAAATGCCCTTCTGGGTGCTTCCCCTTTTTTCAGATTATCTAAATACAACTGGATACTGTCTGGGGTTAGTATTTCCCAATCCACAGGATCCATCTGCACTTCCATGGGTAAAGGTGGATGGTACATAGGTTGTTGTTTAGCAATAGTGGTTACGGAAACAGGTTTAGCTTTAGGCTGTATCATTGAACAACCCGAAGCTACTAAAGCCAAACTAAGTATTAACGCTAACGTCTTCATCAAATTGGTTGGGATCGGTTAATTTTTCTAAGTTTTCTAGCACTCTTTTAGTTGCCTTATTTATTTTGCCTTGCATGAGTTCTGGTTTCGCTAAAGTTAATTCATCTAAGTCGTGTTTGGCAAATGTTTTTCTTAGTTTATTAACATTACGCATCGCTTCTTGTTTATCCTTTTCTAAAGAAGCCATAAGAGTTTGTGCCTTTTTTTGATTGGCTAATGCAGATTCAATTGCTTCGTTTTGTTCTTGAATCTTGGCTTCTAGTATTAGCTGGTTGCCCTTTAATGTACCTATATTATCTTGTAGTCTATCTATATACCACGCTGAACCTGCCACTGTTGTTAACAGTAGTCCCCCCAAAATTAAAGCTAATTTCATTTAGGCTCCACAGGAACGAATAACCCCTTTTCTATTAATAGTTGTCGATTCACCAGATGCGCTTCCTCTATTAACGCTTTATTTTCAGCGTAATATTTTACAGCGTAACACTCTTTTATCATCAACTCATTAATATTGCGTAAACTGCCCTTTTCAAATTCTGCCCAAACTTCCGCTATTACTCGCCCAAACTTTCCCCTAGAGTCTTTTATTTTAGTTTTTAAGACAATCTTTTTCCCTTTAATACTTTCTTTAAGAAAGGCTTTACTAAGTTTCCCTCTCGCCTTTTCATCCAAATCTCTTGTACGGCTTTCAGGGGTATCAATACCAGCCAACCTAACACGAACAGCATGATGAACATCGAAGCCAAGGTCAAGAATAACATCCATAGTGTCACCGTCAACCACTCTTTTAACTTTGCATTTATACTCGTACATCTAGTCATCTCCTCGTAACACCCTGTCTCTTAGTCGTACTGCTCTGTCCCCTACTTGACCAGCCCATCTAGAATCCATCATTTCAGTTGCTGCTACTTCCCATTGTGCCGTATGCATCGCAGCAATAAAACGCTTAAACTTACTTAAACGAGGATAGCCTAAGTTGAAGCACATATTGGCTATTACTCGTTGTCTATTGTCATTTAAGTTACGCCACCAAGGTTCTTGCATATCCAGTTCTTCACATACTATTTTAATATCTTGGTTAAAACACTCTTCCACTCTTTCTTCTGAAACAGGTGTTCCTACAGGTTTTGCAAATTCAGAATCTGTGTCTTTAATTAAATGACCAATCCCAAACGTAGCATAGCCTAAATGATCCTCATATATTTTATAAACACAACCTTCATCATCCGTAAGTTCTTGCATTAATTTTTCCATATTCATAGGATAAGTACCTCCGTTGCTCCATTGGTTGAAACGGTTAATTTGCCTAAACCGCTGACGCCTTCTACTCCTCGTTCTGTTCCCGCATAAACATCTACCCATAGTGATCCTGTCCATAATTGCAATTGACTAGTGGATAAATTCCAAATAAGATCTCCCGCTTGAAATTTATTAATGTTTCGCTGAGTTTCATTAACAGAAAGCGTGGAATCTATATCTACTCTATTTAAACTAAGCTCTAATACTCGGACCAAACGGTTAAAGGTCTCAGGAGAAAGTTCTCCTATCGCAATTGGTAATTTAGTTTCTAATAACTTAGCCACTATCTTTTACCACTGGGTTGTAAATCCATTCTAGTCGCTCCTATTCTAAACCCTACGCCTAGCCTAACTCCTGAAGAACCATCGTCATCAGACTCAACACGTAGTGCTGCTTGTCGAGCTCTTGCTCTTATGTCTATTTTTGTAGTGCTTGCTGTGCAGGTGTTTGTGGCAGCAGTAGTTAAACTATCAGCAGGAAAGTTTCTAGTCTTTATCACAAAGTTTATAGTTTGATCAGAACCTCCGTTCCCTGTAAACTTAACATCAGGAATAATACGTCGTATTTGTTGAAAAAGGGTGCCGTCTCCTAAATCAAAATCACTGGATTCAATATACACATTATCCATAGGTGAACCATCGGCATCATTACCAGTTTCCTGGTTGTATAAATACCCTACATCAGCCGTGCTGTACGTTGCCATAGGGTTATTAAAAATTCCTTCATCTATCCAGGCGGTACGAGTTAATTGACCAATACTCCAAACTTGTTCGTCGTAGTTAAAAACCACATAGCGGTCAATTACCGTTTCCCCCTCGGAACAATAAAACCAACCGACTTCATCAAACTCTTTATTTAAAAACCCAAAGATTTGAAAAGATTGTCCTTCAGCTAAGTCACTAAATACATAATTCTGTACACTACAGGGAACGTCATTAATTTGTCCTGTGTAGTTATAAAACCCTTTTTTGTCCATCCAAAACACCCCTTTGGGTGTATTAATAACGGCATTTGGTCCAATTAACCCAACCCCTTCGTTGACTAAATTAGTCCCAAAAGTAAAGGGTTGTCCTACAAAAGTCATAGAATACATTGAAGTATCTGTCCAGACTAGAGTTTCCTGTCTTGCTCGTAATGCTCCTATGATAGAAGACCCTGCCGAAAGCCTAAAAGAACCTGCAGTATTAGTAGACTTAGGTTCCCACTCTGCCGCATTTTCCTGATCACTCCACGCAATAAACATAGGGTCTACAGAACCAGTTCTTGAACTCCCTGAAATAGGATCCGCCCCAAAACAAATTACATGCCTATCAATATCACTGACTAAAGTAACTAAGGCTTTAGTGGGGGCTAAGTTAGCTCCAGATAAATCACTTAAAGCTACTGCCCTATCCGTGCCTAATGTTTTAGCACT